TGCGCGATAACAAGCGCACAGCCGTCCCTGCCTGCCACGCTCCCGGCAAGTCGCACATCGCCGCACGCGCTATCGCCTGGTGGTGCGCCGTACACCCAGCCGAGAAGGTCCGTGTCGTGACGACAGCGACCACGTTCCGCCAAGTGCGGGGAATCCTCTGGCCCCACATCCGCAGGCTTCACACAGCCCACAATCTTCCCGGCGAGGTACTAACAACAGAATGGAAGATCAACGACATCGTTGTTGCAGACGGCTTCTCCCCCGCAGACCATAACGAGACAGCGGTACAGGGTATTCACTCAGACAACCTCTTGATCGTGGTGGATGAGGCGGGAGGGATTAGCCCGATCATCGGTAACGCATTAGAGGCACTTATGACTGGTGGGCACACACGCTTGCTACTGCTCGGTAACCCGCCGACAGATAACGTCGGATCGTGGTTCGAGCGAGCCTGCAACAGCGACCTCTACAACGTCATCCCTATCGACGCCTATTCCACCCCGAACTTTACCGGAGAGGCAATCGGGCCATGGGCGAAGAACCTTGTCGATGAAGCCTGGGTAGGCGACGTCACTCGGGAGTTCGGCGCGGAATCCCCGTTCGTTCAGGCACGCGTCCACGCACGCTTCCCACGCACCACCACCAACGTAACGCTTCCGATTGACTGGCTAGAAACAGCCGTCGTGCCGGAAGTGAACGAGATCGGGCGAGTCCGTATCGGGGTCGATGTCGCGGCAGACGGTGGCGACGAGTTCGTGATCGGTCGCGCAGACGGCATGTGCGCCTACATCACACACACATCCAGCCATAACGATAACGCGGTCACCGTCGCTGGCCTCGTACTGAGCGAGATCCACAAGGCGCAGGAATACCACGCGCTTCACGGCATACAGGAAAGAGTGCGGGTCAAGATTGACAGCATCGGCGTCGGCTGGGGAGTCGCCGGACTCCTCTCAGAGTGGGGGAAAGAGTCACGCCATAACGCTGACATCGTTGCCGTGAACGTAGCCGAACGCGCATACGACAATAACAAGTTCGCCAATCAGCGTGCGGAAATGTGGTGGAACATGCGAACCCTCCTACAGCCAGACGAGGAGGGCAAGCAGGAACTCTCCCTCGCGGTCGGAAAGAAAGAGATCGCCCAACTCACGGCACCCACATACCGATCAAACAGCAGCGGTCGCATACAGATCGAAGCGAAAGCCGATATGAAGCGGCGTGGCGTTAGCAGTCCCGACCGTGCTGAAGCGATACTGTTGGCGTTATTCGAACCGCCTACTAAGCAACCAATGCTCGCGCCTCCGCTGAGCATTACTCAGACGAGTGGATGGATCTGACAATGAGCAAGCGCGTACTCCTCACCGGAGCAAGTGGCTTCGTGGGCTCCCATGTCCTGCGACACCTTCTCACCACGACAGACTACGAGGTAGTCTGCCTCGTGAGTTTCCGCCACCGTGGGCTGACGGACCGTATTCGGCTGGCGGCGGGTGGCGTGGATGACTCCTACACGCGGACGCGTGTTATTACTCACGACTTGACTGCTCCTGTGTCCCCTGTCCTTGCTTCGGAGATCGGCCCTATTGACTATCTCCTGAATGTGGCATCTGAGTCGCACGTTGATAGGTCTATCACGGAGCCTGGACCGTTCATTCGGAATAACGTGGCGCTGATTACGAACATGCTGGATTATGCGCGGGAGTATCCGGTGGAGAAGTTTCTGCATGTGTCTACGGATGAGGTGTATGGGCCTGCTCCTGCGGGTCACGCGCATCGGGAATGGGCGGATCAGTATTTCCCGTCTAACCCTTACTCGGCTAGTAAGGCGGCGCAGGAGTCTGTCGCGTTCTCCTACTGGCGTACTTACGACATTCCCCTGGTCATCACTAACACTATGAACATTATTGGTGAGATGCAGGACACCGAGAAGTTTGTGCCTATGACTATCAAGCGAGTGTTGTCCGGCGAGGTTATGTCGATCCACGCTTCGCCGAGCGGAGAGATCGGTTCGCGCTTCTACCTACATGCGAGGAACCAGGCCGACGCTCTGCTGTTCGCTATCCAGCAGGACACTCCACGCTATGGGGAGTCAGATGTTCCGGCGAAGTGGCATGTTGTCGGGGAGCGGGAAATGAATAACCTTCAGATGGCTGAGTTGATTGCTTCCTATGTCGGCAAGCCTCTGAGTTACGAACTGGTGGACTTCCATTCCTCTCGCCCTGGGCACGATCTGCGCTACGCGTTGGATGGCTCGAAGATCGCTGACGCCGGATGGTCCGCGCCTCTGTCGCTGGAAGAGTCTTTGGAGAGAACGATCAAGTGGACATTGGCCCGACCCGAGTGGCTGAAACTGTAACGCTACGAGGCGGGGTCTACGGGTTCAATGAGTCGGTAATGCTGCGGATCATTCTCAGACCATCCCAAGTTCATGTGAACCGTGGAAGACTGATTCGACACGTTCACGAACCGCATAACATAAACCGTATCGTCGCGCAGGGTGTGGATCTTCTGTTGCGTGATATCGCCGCCAGCCTTAGAGGTATTACCGACCAGTTCGGAAGCGATAGGTGTTCCTCCTGTGACCGCGCTCGCAGCAGACAATGATGCCGCTGAGTTGTCGGGGAACTTCCTATTCAGGTTCCTGGGGGTGATGTAGTTGTACTGTGTCACCGTAGCGGGAGCCTCTAGCAGCGTCGCCTGGATCTCCCCCTGGTCACTAGCGATGTCATAGAACTGAAACTCGACTTCAGCGTCGTTAGTGTCAATCGCAAAGTAGACAGAAGCACCAGCACCGACCGTGAAAAACTGACTCATCAGGTAGACGAGTCCACGCTTGGCTAGGCCATCAGGTTCAGTCGCCGCCTGCTGATATGTGCGCTTCCGCCAGTAGTTTGCCACGAATCTAGTTTACGCGGAAATGACTCGCTTGAAGCCAGCCGCGATGAACTCCGATTCGGGTTTGACTTCAGCAAAGTTACCTGTCAGTACGTTCAGATATGGGACGACGCGAGGGTTACGCTTTTCAATAACGGCACAAGATTGGTAGGTGTCGATTCGCATGATCTCTTCTCCGGGAATCCAAGAGTCACCACCAGAGGCGAGATCCTGCACAAGCATCATTATCATTTCAGGAATGTAACTTTCGTAAATGAGAACTCCGCCTGCCTTCAGGAACGGCCAGGCATAAGGCTGCATGGTTCCCGTCGTGTCGATGATGACATCGAACCATTGGCCTTTGAGGGTTTGTCTCATGGCGATACGGTCTCGCATATCACACACGATAACGTCAAGGTTTGGGATCTCAGCAGCAGCAGGATTCTCGTCAATCGCGGTAACGCTTGATCCTTCGGGAAGTGTGTCGCGCCAGATCTCGACTGTTCCGCCGTTTTCGACACCGATGAGCAGCATCGCGAGTGGTCGCAGCGGGATACTGCGTTCTAGTGCATGTATCGTCGCTTCATTCTGCACCGCAATGCAGCCTGCGTGGTTTAGGAAGTGATCGCGGTAGCCCATTCCTCCCCCATCCCTGAGATGTCAAACCTCTGCTTCACGATGGCGCGGTTGCGCTCGGCCTCTGCGATGCGCGTAGACGGGTCTAGGAGCGCCGTAGCGTGGTCAATCCACTCGTCAGGGGAAGAGGCCAGCCTGCCAACTCCTGCGGCTTCTAAGAGCCTGTATTCCTCTGTCGGGGTGGCGATGAACGGGATGCCAGCCGCCGCATACTCCAAGCCCTTCAGGTAACTCTTCGCCTCATTGAATCCGTTACGGGCGAGCGGGACCAGCCCGACGTTAAAGGTCATCATCTTTGGAACGTTACTGATCGTTCGCATAGGGGTGGTCTCGACGCGCTTCAGTCCTGCGCGCACGGCGAAGTGCCGGGGGTCGCCGGGGATGTGCCCAGAATGAGAAACAGGGACGTTGTGCTGCTTTACGAATCCTGGCAGCCAGTCGCGCAGAAGTTCGATGTCGCCGGACCGCCAAAGTGTGCCGCCAAGCCATCCAAACGTCGGCGTCTCAGGCTGCTCGACAGGTGTGAAGCGCTCAGTCTCTACCGCATTACGCACTAGGCGCACATCGCGGCAGCGTCGCCCGTAGAAGTCTGCGAGGAAAGCAGTAGATACGGTAATGAAATCCGCCTGACGTATGCCAACCTCGTACCACATGCGGTTATTCGTGGGGTTGGTGTGCGGATTCGTCGCGGAGTGCGCGATGTTCTCAGTGTGCAGATCGAAGTGGAAGTCGTCGATGTCGATAGCGACAATCTGCCCCTCGGACTGCATCGTGTGAAACAGTTGAGGGACAGAAGCGTGCATCATCAGTTTGAAGATGTTTATGTCGAAGCCGAATAGCGCACCGTCGTCTTTCGCTAAGCCGATACCCATAGTGTCGTACGGTCTCGGCTGCCCAACTAGCGTGTCGTAGCCCTGCTCCTGCATCAGTTGGCAAGGCAACACCTGACGGTAGTAAGCGCATCCGTTCGGCTCTGGCGGATCGACCTGGTTATTCCAGTCGCCGCTGATGAACGCGATACTAAGATCGGACATATCCGTTATCGCCTACCGCGTGCTGGCAGAAGCACCCGCCATTAGGCCATTGACATTTGCGGTGGTACTTCGCCGCTGTATCCGGGTTGCCCTCTCGGTTCAGTTCTCCCCCTAGTTTGCACGATGGGCAGATCACAGCAGCATGTCCTTCCTGCGATGAGCGATCATCCGTAACTTCTCCGTGAAGCGTAGCCGTTCAGCGATCTCGACGTAACCGTGCCCGTCCTCATAGTTGTCCAGATTGCCAGGGTCGTTCTTAGATCGACTCGCCTTCAACATCACCATCATCCACGAAACATCATGAGCATAGATCTCGACACCGAGATACGCAGACCAGAGAGCCGCGATGCGCGTGATGTTCTCAGCCGGATCCCCGTAACTCTTCGCGCGTTCCTCAACGATGTCCATGAACCCCTCACAGTATGGCTATGTCGCCAACCCTCTGCTCCTCGGTCGTAACGAAAGTGAGCATACCCGGTTCCGACACTTCACCGGCATACGTCCTCCACCAGTCACTTCCCCCATCTAACGCAGGAGACTGCATCCACAGGCACCCTCCCCAATCAGCGACACGGAAGTGGTGATAGTGCCCAGATACCAAGATGTCCGCGTCACCGATCGGCTGCTTACCCGCAGCCTGCTTCTCCCACCACGAACGCAACTTCCCCTCAGCAGTCGCACCGTTGCGGGACACATGACCGTGCGTGATGCCTAATATCCATCCTGCTGATGGGATAGTACAAGTGACCGAATCCCGCGCGATAACGAAACGGATGTGCCCGTATGCGGCTTCATTCGCGGCAAGGATCTCGGACACCTGTTCGACAATCGCCAGATCATCATTGTCGTCAATCCCGGTGAACATCTTCCCGCTACCGTTACGATGCTCTCCGTGGTTGCCTCCGACAGCGGCGACCGTGATCGTCTCGAAGTGCGGTGCCCAGGCCTGCAACGTATCCGTCAGCAAGCGACGAGTTACCTTTACCTGATCTCTGCGGTTAAGTTCTACCGAGAAAGTCTGCGATGCGTAATGTCCGAAGCAGCCTTCGATGCTGTCGCCGGTCCAGAGAACGTTCAGATGCGCGACAGAGCGCCCTATCTTCCGCAGTTCCTTCACCCGATGAATGAGAGCGTCACGGCAGTCGATGACGCGGCGGATCGTACCCTCTAGCCCGTCTCCGTCAGCCTTGCCGATCTGCCAGTCTGCGAGGACAGCGTTCAGCGTTCCGCTGCCTTCGTAGTTCTTCCGCTTGGGCTTGTGCCGCATAGCCTCTGCTATCAGCGGTTCAATATCCACAAATGAATGAACGCGGCGAATCACCTTTGCCTTGAACTGCCGATTCGTCAGGCCGTCGTCTCCGCCCCACGAGTTAAACAAGACCGGTTCGACGATCTGAAATTCGTTAGGGTCAAGGTCCCAAGCCCGAAGAATATGCTCCCACTCGGGGTCCCCTTGAACAGCGTCAGTAGTGACGGTCCCCTCGGAGCCGAGCCACTCGACACCCGGTATCCACTTGCGCTTCCTTGCTGTTAGTTCTTCTGCCGCCTGGATCTGTTTCGTGAACTCGTCCTTTAGGCTCATTTCACTCCTGCTGGTTCGCCGCCTTGCAGCGGGGGCATGTGATCCGCCACGGGGCAGTCACCTGTTCAGCGAGTAACTTGTTGCACCTCCAGCACCTCGGACGCTCAATCGTAACAGCGCCGCGACCATACGGGTCCATCAACGCTCCACAACCGTCAGAAGAGATAACGTGAAGATGGGCCTGTCGTTCTCGTCCGTGCCGACAGAGTTGATCGCTGAGTTCTGATTCACACGTAGAAAGCGAACGCCCGAAATAGTCTCATCCGTGATGCCGGTGAGACTGTCACGAACATTCTTGATGAGGTTGCGAGCAGTCGGATAGTCATTTCGACCAGCGCGCACCATTACCTGAACGCTCGGTCGCTCCAGCGTCGCGGCGCTATCGCGCAGAACTTCCAGAGGCGGCTCCCCCGCGTACTCATAAAGAGCGACACACACATCAGGAGAACTCGGCATCAAACCGATGTAGAGGTTGACTCCGGCAGTAGCGATACTGGCAGACTGCAACTTATCCGCTAACGCTTCCAGCATTATGAACCCTCTAGCATCTCGTTGACGCGCCCACGCACACCATCAACGAACTTGTCCTTGTGCGCCATCACCGGCATCTCCAGATACTTGTAGGACTTGCCTGCGGCGTGCGTCAGACCAGTCCCCCAGCGGCCACCCGTGTTCGGGGGAACCTCATGGACGATGAGGGCGTAGGGTGCTGCGGCACCGCCGTAGGTGATCTCGACAGACGCCCGACCCTTTCCTGTAACGGGACGCTCGACCCTGCCCGAAGCGCGCAGATTGCCCGTCGCGACAGGCACGATCTTCTTCGACTCGTTCAAGATAGTCGTCGCCTCGGAATACATTGCCTGCGCCAGAATCTGCTCGCCGCCATCGACACGCTCGGTGACTTCGATCAGTTTCTTCATGCCTTTGAGTTCGATGCCACCCTTCATTGGAGTTTCCCTCCCACATGAACGACCGTATGGTGTGCACCGTTCTGATCGTATGGCGTATCTACAGCGACAATGATTGGCTCGGCCCCATCATCAAGTCGCAACTTGTAGTCTGTCGTGACCGGAAAGATCCCGTACAGATAGAATCTTCCGTCTTCAATGACCTCTCGCCCATCTGCCGTGCGCCGAAGCACAGTCTCGCTGACGTAATGGGCGCAGGCTGACACCGACGCTGAAGCGCTGAAAGACCGCTTCCCGTACTTGTCGATAGAGGAAGAAGATGTCGGCGGAAACAGAGTGACAGTCTGCGAGAAGAGTTCGCGGAAGTTCCGTTCGATACTCATGTCCGGTTATCCATCTGCCCGACTACGAAGTCTGTGGACTCGTCCTCCTCGACCCGTTCGACAGTTGGCACGATAGCGTTCAGGTTGATGACAGGAGCAGCGGGAGCGTAACGGAAGCGCTCTGCCTTCAGGTACTTCAGTAGCGCTTCCCATTGCGAAACAAGAGCGCCGGACTTCACGGACAGGGACAGGTCACCGACCGTCTTAGACTCCTCCGCCACACGCGAACCCTTAGCGATCAGCGTCGTCACCGCAGCGATCGCCGCAGAGTAGGCATCCCCGTACTGGTTGAACAGGAATGTCAGTTCCTCGTTGCTGAACAGTTGCTCTGTCGTGTCCGTATCCTGGATAAGAAACCTGATGTGATCGAGGTTCGATGCGCCAGGGTTACCGGAATAACTCCAAGTCATGAGGCAACCTCCTGTTCCCTAGTGTAATCGCAATCCGGCAGCAGATAGCCGAAAGCGGGACCACCCATTGTGTAGGTGATCCCGCTCCCGCGCTATTCAGTTATGGATACCGGATCAGGCGACGATGGTGTTCCAGAAGTAGCCGAGATCCGACGCGACGACCTTGTTGTCGAACGCCAACTCAGCCTCCACGCGGGTCGCGCGAAGCGACTCAAGGCGGAACGAGGACGTACCGATCGTCAGGCCCATTCCCTGCGACACGCCGGTCCACGAGAACGTGTAGCCAGCAGACGGGGTCAGGATGCCGGGATTCGGGGCAACGTGCGCGAGGAGCGCAGTCTTGCCCGTGGTGAACGAGTAGGCCGCAGTAGCGCCCTCAGCGTTCGTGGCCTTGACTGACTTCGACACAAGCACGCGCTCGATGTCGAACATGCGGGCAAGCATGTCCTCCGTGATCGTCTGGCTGCTCGTGTACTTGATGCGGTCAACGAGATCCGGGTGGTTCTTCAGGCGACGGAAAACGTCGTATCCGAGAACGAGGGTGTTAGCCTCAAGACCGGTCGTGCTCAGGATCTTAGCCTTGCCAGCCTCAATGTCCTCGATCGGATCGGAGTTGGTGTAGTCCGACCACTGCACGGTCTGGCCCGTGGTGGGTGAGGCCGCAACGCCAGTAACGTCGGTCGCCCACTTGCTCGTGGTCATGAAGTCGTTCACGAACTGGATCTCACGGCGCGTCAGGAGACGATGCGTAACGAACTCCGCAGCCTCACGGTCCACGTTGATCGGGGCATCCGCATTGGCGCGGGTCTGGTCGCCGATATCCTTGTGGATCGCGAAGACGTCTGCGTAGTAGTTATCCGTCGTGATGTTGTAACCGGAACCGACAGACTCCGTGCCATCCGTACGAACGCGAGCCTCATCACGAAGCCAATCATTCTTGGAGTAGACGAAGTACTTGTCCGACTGCTTGTCCACGGGGACAACCGGGAACACCTTGTCAGCGATGAAAGACTCCGCACGCTGAAGGTAAGCAACAGAGATGTTAGTCAGGATTGCGTCAACATGGACCTGACTGCTAGTGGGCTGTGGCATTGTTCAACTCTCCTTAGAGTCCACGCGCAGCGTTGGCGCAGTCGATGACGGCAGCAGCGACAGCACCGGCAGCAGCGTTCTCAATGAACGTGCCGACGCTGAACGCGGCTGAAGCGGTCGTGCCGAACGTAAGCGTAACGGCAGTTGCGGAAGCCGAAGCGAAGAGCGGCTGCCCGAAGGAAGCGGAGCCGCCGCACTCAACCTTGGTGCCGCCGACGATGGTGACCTCAGCAGCCTGACCAGCGGTAGGCGCGTTCTGGAGGACACCGATGGGACGGTCGGTAGCGCCGCTGACGGCAACGACCTCGCCATCGCCATTGTCGATCTTGACGAAGTGGTACTGCTTAGCCGACAGATCCTCACCAGCGACGAACGTGGTCTTTACTGCGGCGTTAGAGAACTCGAAAGCCATTCTCAGGCTCCTCTCTCACTCAGGTAATCGTTGTATAGGGCAGGGTTGTCGATTGCTACCTGAGCCATTGCCTGCTCCACGGTCGCGGCCTTACCCTCGGCTACCGCTGCCTTAGCCAAGGAAGTCATCTTGTTGATCGCGTCACCCGCAGGAACAAAGCCCTTGCCGACCTCCGTGAAGATGTCAGCCGACTCGTTCTGCGCGTCCGCCGAGGCGAGAGCATCCTCAACGCTCTTCGCAAGATCGGCGTCGATAGCCGCGAGACGGCGGAGCGCAGGCCCAACCTTCTCCGGGTCGAGCGTGAGGTGCTTGAAGGTGTCGCGTGCCTTGACGATAGCGTCGGCGTCAGCGCGATCCTCCCGCTCCTTCGCGAGAGCATTCTCAGCCTCGGCCTTCGCCTTAGCCAACTGCTCCATAGCCTTGCGGATCGGCTCAGGTGCGGACTTCGCGAGAGCAACGACATCGTCGGCTGCCTCCTCCATCGGCATCTCATCAGCGGAACCCTCAAGTTCCGAGATGCGAGCCTCCAACTCAGCGATACGCGCCTGCGCCATCGCCAGTTCCTCTTCCATCTGCTTCGACTCGTAGTCCATGCCGTCCATCTTCTCCTCATCGACGGCAAGAGTTACGTCATCGTCAGCAGCCGTGACCTCTGTGGCCTGTTCCGACATGCTCTCTCCTAACGGTTCGGGCAGAGCGGCGAGCACATCTGCCACAGATTCAGTATTAGACGCCTTGATGACGAGCCAGCCTTCGTGCAAATGCGCCGGATGATCGACGCCAGACGTTTCCTCAATGACAAGTTCAGTCATCTTTGGGGCTTTGCGCGCCAAGCCGCACCTCCTACTTCACGGATAATGATACATGAGTTTGGGAAGCGCCTAATCTTCGATGAAGATCGTGCCTCGGGTCGTCGTTGAGACAACTCGATCTGCTTCGAACGTTGCTGAAGCGCTCGTCTTCGGGGTGCCGAGCCGCGTCGTAATGTTGTCCTGATCCGTTACGGCTGTGACCCTGGCGTGCCTGATCCTGCCGGCGTCGGTTTCAACCTTGACGTAGGTGCCGGGTCGGATCGTCTTAGCCATAACGTCTATGTTAGAGGATGCCGAGTAGTTGCAGAACTTCCAGATCGTCTTCCTCGCGGATACGCACACGACCAGAGACGTTACCGATGGCGGGTATGGTCCCGCTCGTGCTGCCTGTGTGCCCGATTGTGCCGCTCACTCGTGCGACCGACTGTGTGAGTCCCTGAATGAGATCATCTGGCGCGATGAGTGTCGCGTCACCGGAGAACGACCACGCGTACCCGCCGCTTCTCGGCGTGTCAGGTGCGGGAACCGGTGGCGTACCCGATCCGATACTGCCGCTACTGACACTGCCATCTGCTGCCGAGCCAGATAGTGCAGCAGAGCCGGTAGCGGTTCCCGCCGTTGCGCTTGTGCCTGTGATGGGTCCTGCGAGGATCGTGCTGTCCGCGACGCCGATAACGGTACCCGTGCTGCTGTTAGCGTTTGTGCTTACACCGAGGAGCGCGGGACTGCCGGTAACGCTTCCGATGACTTGTGTGGCTGCCTGAATGACGCCGTTGCTGCCTTCGGCCCCTGCCGCTGTTCCGCCGCTGCCGCTCGTGCTAATGATACTGCCTGTTAAGGCCGGTGAGCCGGTCGCCTCCCCTGCGGTGCCCGATACCGCCGTGATACCGCCGAGAACGCCCAGGACGCCAACGAGAGCGCCTTCCGTGACGGTCTGGCCCGACGCTGCCCCGAACCTTTCTGCGGCTCCAGATGTCTTCCCTACGCTTTCCGCTTGACCGGACGATGAGCCAGTAAACGCAGGAGAACCGTGCACATAGGCAGTCGCAGCGCTTTGCCCAAAGGAAGACCCGAAGCGAGCAGCCGAACCGCCGACATTCCCAAGCGTGACGGCGACCCCCGACACGACTCCGGCAAATCCCACTACGCCAGATAGCGAGCCGACGGTAGTGGACGCGGCGGACACGGAACCCGTGTAGCCGACCTGACCCGTGACCGGATCGCTACTGATTTCTGTGCCTACGCCGGTAGGACCAACGTCCGGTCCCTTTACCGCGACGACACGGCTGCTGCCCCAACTGCTATCACCAGTAACGAATCCGTGACCAAAGCCTGCTAGTCGGTCATCATCCAACTGCCCACGCAGCGAGTCACCTAACGTGAAGTACGGTGAGACGAAGCCAAGTTCGTGAACATTCAGCAAACCGCGATAGTCGCTGTTTAACGTGAAGCGTGCAGGCATAACCCGCGCCTAACGCTAGGTGATGGATTCGGTGATGAGGTTCGCGCCGATCGTGTAGGTACCAGCAGTAGCGAACGTCTGGCTCGTATCCAACTGCCGCGAACCGTAGAACGTGCCGCTCGTAGACGCCGACCAGTATCCGAGATGCGTGATCGTCGTAGTCCCGGGGACATCGAACACGACCTGAGCAGAGCTCTGAAGAGAGCCAGACGCGGCGCTCGCCCACGACACAGACTCCCGCGTGTAAGGCGACGCCGACACCTCATTTGCCCCATTCGTTGACGGATCAGCCGTGTGAAGCGACACATGCGTCACCCCAGCGGAGAACCCGTTCAGCATCAGATGCTTACCCGCATTAACAAGACCAGCCATCAGTCATCCTCTTCAATAATGCGAGCGATGTTCCCATGCTCGTCCCGTTCAATCCTACGCACCTTCGCCTTCCCAGGCTCCGGCATAACGACATTTACGACAGGCTGAGATTGTCTCATCGCCTCGGCAACCGCGTCAGCGATCGACTTAGCCAAAGATGGCTCCTGCTCCAGTTCGATCCCATCCCGGGCAGCCTCCTCCGGGAGATCAGCCAGCACACGGTCAGAGAATCCGCCGATGCTGTAGCCGCGCAACTCGCCATTCAGGATTTGCCGCCAGGGACCCTCATCCCAAATAACGCCGAGGAAGACGGTGCCCTTCGGGTAGGTGATCTTGCCGATCGACTCGCCCTGCCCGTTCAGCATATCGACGGTCCAAGGCTGCGGCATCGTCATGACCTCAACCCACTCGCCAGCCCGAACCTTTCTATCGTGCTGAAGGTAGATGGTGCGGTCGCCACCCTGCACCCACTTCCACACGGCCTGCTGCAACTCGTCGCTATCAGTCCACTCGCCATGCGCGTCCATGAAGTCCGGCACATACAGAGGCCCAAGCGTGAATCTGTTAGCGGCTTGCTTGCGGAGGAACCTGTCATCGCGGGACAGAGACTTCACAGTCTCCTTCACTTGCCCCTCGGGGATGATCCAGAGTTTGCAGGCACCCTCCGGCTCAACCATTTGCGTCAGGATCTCGCAGCCGCCACCGCCCTCGAAGAAGACGCAGTTGGCGCACTTGATACCGGACTCAGCAAACACGTTATCCGCAGCGGGGATGTAGTGGGCACCCGAACCGCTGATACCGCCGTCCCACGGCCCAAGCATCTCCGCGATCCACTCGTACTTCTCGTACATGAGTTCCTGGCGCAACGTCAGCACATCATCAGGGTCGTACTGCTTCTCTTCATCCCTGATCTGCCCCATGATCCGCTCAGTCCACGTGACAGCGGCGTCACCACCCCACGCATCCCACGCGACACGCCCACCGGAAGGGAAGCCCTCATCGCCAGCGTTCCATCCGGGCTTGTTCCGGTTCACGCCATGCCGAGCGAGGAACGAACGCATGCGCCCGATAGTCGTCTCACTCACCGCGTCACCGCGAGCCAACTGCGCCGCACGCGCCCGACCGACATCCGTGAAGCCGCTACCCGCATGCCCCTC